GACGCTTCGATATGAAAAAAGATCTCTGGATCATGGAGCGATGGGAAGATCCGTTTTTCCTAAAAACAAATGACTTTCTTCAGAATATGTACCGCAATAAGGCACAGCCTAAATTTAGCAAACAATGGAATAGCTGCCATGATGACGCGATAGAGGTCTATGGTTCTTACTTAGTTCTAGACCGTAAAGGGCGCTGGGTGCTTGTTTTTAGGTATGGCTGCGATGGGTCAGAATGGAATCTCTGTCTACCGCGAGGCAATGATGAGCTTGAACTTTTTGAAATGGGCGAAAGCTTCCCTGAGTCGGCAACTGACACAGAATATGATGAACTGCTTTACCAATGGTGTAGCGAAAACATTACTTACTCATCTTGCGCGAAGCTTACAGAGCCAACATCATGAAGCTAACTCCACTAGATCGCGACATAAGTGGCTACTTCCGATGTCCGCATTGCCAGCGCTGGTCTCACACATGGACGTGGGAATCACCTCCTGGTAGAGCCACAGAGTATAACCCAGTTTGGATATGCGAGATGTGTGGCGGGCGTGGCGATCAGGGGGCTGAGGAACTGACGAAGGAAATATACTATGGATAATCGAAACAACACAAAAAAAAAGGAGCACAGCATGCCAGCGAAGGATGATACCTCAATTAGATCGTATGAAGATTGGCGGCATGATCGTCAAGCCGCTTGGAACTTTGTCAACACTGGCTTACACCGGCCTAATAATAGAGAGGTTGCTGAATTTCAAGAGAGACTGATTCGTGAGTTATGGTATTTGTTGAAAAAATCGGGAATCTCTGTCGATTGAGATATCGGGGCAAGGCAGGCGTGGTGACCAGGGCGTAGAGGCAAATGAAAAGGCTATCTATTTTGGATAACAAGCTATCGAAAAAAAGCGAACTAATGCTCTCTAGGGGGCTTGTGGGGCGGAGTCAGCTATAGCCGAAGCCCACGTTGCCTGTATCTGGCCTGCGGCGTTTTCACCGAGTCCAATATAATGATCAATTGCGTCACTACGATGGCCTGTAAGAGCACCAATCATTGACCTGTCATAGCCCTGCCTAATGGCCCACGTAGTAACGGACTGGCGCAACACGCGGCACCTGACGGGGATTCCTATAGCACGTGTTGCACAGTCAGCCAATACACCAGAGAGTACACGAGGAAGACATACGCGGCCTGTTGGATTTAGGAACACAGGGGCGGACAGGGCTTGTTTAGGTCCGAGCAGATCGGTCAGAGTACCGGTAAGAGGGATACGCACAGGCTGCCCAGTCTTTGCCTGCGTGATCTCAATGTATTCGGGAAAGATATGTCGCCATTCGAGTCGAGTAGCATCAATTGGCCGACATCCAGTCATCGCAATAAACGCCAGTGGCCTATACCATTGGCCCCCATTCAATTGTACCTCACGGAGTACAAGGCCTACTTCCTGCGGTGTGAGAGGGCTAATCTGTTTTCGCTTAGGCTGTAACCGTGGCCATGCGCGAACCGGCTGTACATCAATAATGCCTCTTTCCCACGCTGCGCGGAGCATTGCCTTGAGATTTGCAATTTGGCGACGTACCGTATTGGTTGAGTAGCGTGTTAACATTTCACCGACCCAAAGGTCTATTGCTCCTGGAGTTTGTTCGAGTGTAGCCACATCGAGGACGCCCTGTCGATTACAATACTCGACCCAGAGGCCGAGATCGTGACGGGTAAGATCTCTAGTTGATTCGACGCAACCACGAGCAACCTGAATTACATCGACGTACCAAGGTACAAGCGAGACAAAAGCGGTATTGTCTAACGCAGGAATATGGTTCGATGTCCACGAATCAAACCGTCGTTGGCATTCCTTATCATCGAGATAGGATGTGTCATCAACGCGTAACAGAGATTCCCTGCATCGTTTCCCACCTACCATATAGTCTATGTATGGTTTACCGTTTGATTTACGATTCCATGTAGCCATGTCTTATATTATCATGGTTTGCTCTAAAAATCAAGTGTTTTTGCGTAGCGCAAGAAAGACTTGACAAGCACCGCGATTTCTGTTATCGTTTTACCAGGAGGTGATAAGATGACAATAGAAGAGACCAGACGACGTTGGTTTACTAATTGCGAACACGATTTACGCGCAAAAGACGCATACGTTAGTAGGCGCGCATTGGCGTCGGCCCTACGCATTAGCGAAGGAACCCTTTCAAGAAAGTTAAATGGCAAGCTTCCCGTGCTCGAACGTGACCGAATGATTATGCGAACCGTCTACGAAGCAGCCGGATACACAATGCCAATATGGCCAGAATAGAGGCTTACTAATTTAGTCGAACATACAACAACTAAGGAGCAAAACATTGCACATCACATCCCTCGAAGTAGAAAACACCAAACGGGTCAAGGCGCTTCGTCTGTGTCCGACGAAAACCGGACTAACTATCGTCGGTGGCGCAAACAGTGCAGGCAAAACCACGATCTTAGATTCGGTTGCGTGGGCATTGGGTGGTGCCAAACACGCGCCGAGTCAGCCCAAGAGCATTGGCGCGATAGGCGATCCACATATCCGGCTGGAACTGAGTAATGGTACAATCGTCGAGCGCAAGGGTAAGAAAAGCGCGTTGACCGTTACGTTCGCTGACGGCAGTCGCGGAAACCAATCAGCCATCGACCGATTCATCAACGAATTTGCGCTCGACCTGCCTAAATTCCTTAATGCCACTAACCGCGAAAAAGCTCAAGTGTTGCTAAAAGTGCTCGGCATCGGCGAGCAACTTGAGGCATTAGACAAACGAGAGAAGGGCTTGTACGATGAACGAACAGCGATTGGCCGGATTGCTGAGAACAAAAAAAAATACGCTAACGAGTTATTGGAATATCCGGATGCACCAAAAGGGCTTTTAAGCATCTCGGCACTTATCACGCAGCAACAAAAAATACTCGCTACGAACGGAGAAAATCGACGAAAACGTGATGACGTGAAGATACTGACTCACCAACGGGATGACGTGCGTAAGCACGTCACAGATCTCGAATGCCAACTCACGGAAGCGAAACAGCAACTTGCTGTTATCGAGGCCGATGTACAAACAGCCAACCGTACCGCAGCCGATCTCAAGGATGAGGCAACCGATAAACTGGAAGCCCAAATCGCGCAATTCGAAAGTATCAATGCGCAGGTCTCGACCAATCAGGCAAAAGCAACAGCAGAGGACGAAGCCAACGCGCATCAGGAACAATATGATGCTCGAACAACACTTATCGAATCTGTACGTGCAGAACGTCTAGCCCTGCTTGATTCGGTGTCTCTGCCTCTACCAGGGCTTTCTGTTTCGGATGGCGAACTGGTCTACAACGAACAGAAATGGGACTGTATGGCAGCCAGCGAACAATTGCGTTGCGCTGTGGCCATCGTGCAAGCTCTAGATCCCAAGGATTGCCGATTCGTGCTTATGGATAAGCTGGAACAATTGGATCTGCATACACTTCAAGAATTCGGCACTTGGCTTGAAGCAGAAGGCTTGCAATGTATTGCTACCCGTGTTAGTACGGGCGATGAGTGTACACTAATTATTGAGGATGGACTCCCCGCTGGCAAAAGCTACGTGGATGTGGTTACTGGCGTCGAGGAGTCCGCAACAATTGACGAGGAGGATGACTTTTGAACATTGAACGAGGAAAAAAACACAAAGCGCAAAAGGTTTGTATACATGGCGTTGAAGGGATTGGTAAAAGCACCTTTGCGTCGAAGTTTCCAGACCCCTTCTTCATAGACACGGAGGGGAGCACGTCGGACTTAGACGTTACTCGAACATGTCCTTCTTCCTGGGCGGAAATACTCAGCACTATCGGTGAGTTGCGGCAAGATCATCAGGGCTTCCGAACCACCATCGTAGACACAATAGATTGGGCCGAGCGGTACGGTGTGATTCAGTGTTGTGCGGAGAATGGACTAAGTTCTCTCGGTGGCCAAGAGGATTATGGGAAAAGTTACAACGCATGGGCGGCCCTATGGGGTAAGTTTCTTGATTCGCTTTCCGATCTAGCTGACACAGGGATGCACATCGTTCTATGCGCACATACGCAAATTCGGAAGCAGGAATTGCCAGATCAGTTTGGCTCATTCGATCATTACGAGTTGAAGCTGGAAAAGAAAACGGCAGCTATGACTAAAGAGTGGGCGCGTATGCTCTTGTTTATGAATTATAAGACAACGGTAATCCAAGACGAGAAAACAAAAAAAGCCAAGGCGTTCGGTAGTGGTGAACGTGTCGTATACACAACGCGCACGGGTGTATGGGATGCAAAAAACCGTTTGGAGTTACCGCCCGAACTCCCATTGGATTATGCTCAGTTCTCCCATATCTTTGATCCACCAATCGTATCGAGTCCACCCCGCGATCCGGTTCCCGCTCCGGTTCCCGCTCCGGTTCCCGCTCCGGCTGAGCCGCCGGCCGCCGGTGCGCTAGGACGCTTACAAGCAATGATGCAGCAATCTAGTGTTACCGTCAAAGAGGTCCAAGATGCTATTGCGTCAAAAGGTCATTACCCCGCAAAAACGCTACTGAACAACCTTGACCCCGCCTGGATCGATGGCTACATGTTGCCCAAATGGCAGGGATTGATAGGGATAATCAATAAACAACGGGCAGCGAACACAGAAGGAGCAACGACATGACCGAGGCATATAGTTGGAACCAAGAAGTAGGAGATTGTGACAGTAGCGGATACATTCTATTACCCCCTGGCACGTACCCGTTTAAGATCGTCAGCATGGAAAAGAGCTTTCAGAATGCTACAGCAAAAATCGTTGGTGGTTGCCCAAAGGCAATCATTTCTATAGAGGTGAATGGGGGAGCGCATGGCACCGGTACCTGGAACGAGAACATGCTATTGCATGAGGTGTGTCGGGGGATACTGGGTTCCTTCTTTCTCTGTATTGGCCTACGCGCACATGGGCAAACCGTTAACACCGGATGGTTCGATCCCCAATATCTTGTCGGCAAAAGCGGATCATGCAAGATTGGCACACGCAAATGGAAAGACAAAGACGGAAATGAGCGAGAATCAAACCAGGTAAAAACATGGATTGAACCAACTGTGGCTTCTACCATCGCTGCTTCTGCTCCTGCTCCTGCTCCTGCACCACAGACGGCTGGTATCCCCCCTGTACCAAACCTTAACCGACAAATAGAGGAGCCTATACCCGACGATGACATCCCGTTCTGATGACGATTTCCATAACTTGTTTACATGGGTCCAGGACGTGACCGTAGATCAGTTGCCGAGTCCGCCCATCGTCATAAACGAGTATACGAAGATCGTAAATCCAGAGAGATGGTTGAGTAAACTACAACAAGATGCACGCCTTGGGGCAGAAGCCCCAAGGGCGTATTACGGCGCACTACAGGCCGATCTCCGATTTTTGTATACACTGATAACTGAAAGGAAAGCATCTTGACTTTTGAGGACAGACCATATCAGACCGATGCGTTCAATGCTATCCTGCGCGAGTGGGACGCTGGAAACAAAAACACACTACTCGTGCTACCAACAGGCACAGGCAAAACAATCGTGTTTTGCCGACTGCTCGAACATCTTACGCGGTTAGGTAAACGTAGTCTCGTTCTTGCACATCGAGGCGAGCTACTGGATCAGGCAGCAGACAAGCTCCAGTACGTTACGGGTCTTCGGTGCGCAAGAGAAAAAGCTGATTCCACATGCTTGGGTGAGTGGGAGCGTGTCGTTGTTGGATCTGTCCAATCAATGATGCGTCCCAAGCGTCTTGCTCGATTTGCCAAAGACCACTTTGGCGTAATCATCGTAGACGAAGCCCATCATGCGTTGGCCGATTCGTACCGGCGAATATTGGACCATTTCTCCAGTGCGCATCTCTTGGGTGTGACCGCGACACCTGACCGAGGGGACATGCGCGATCTTGGCGATGTCTTTGATTCGCTTGCTTACGAATATTCACTTCCGCAGTCCATCAAAGACGGCTTTCTGTGCCCAATCAAAGCATTAACCATTCCTCTTAATATCGACATTTCTGGGGTAAAACAACAAGGCGGTGACTACCAAGCTGCGGCATTAGGTCACGCTCTGGATCCGTACCTTGAACAGATAGCTGACGAGATGGTTAAGCATTGCAAAGATCGCAAGGTTGTTGTGTTTCTCCCCCTCATTACAACGAGCCAGAAGTTTTGTGCTCTACTACAAGAAAGAGGTCTTAACGCAGCAGAAATCAATGGTGAGAGCCGCGACCGTGCCGAGATTCTGGAAGCCTTCCACAAAAACAAGACTCGTATACTTTGTAATTCTATGTTGTTGACTGAAGGATGGGATCAACCGGACGTAGATACCATCGTGCCTCTTCGTCCCACGAGAATTAGATCACTTTTTGCGCAAATGGTAGGTAGGGGCATGAGGTTACATCCTGGGAAAGACCATTTATTGCTCCTCGATTTTCTCTGGAACACTGCACGACTACCACTTTGCCGACCGTCGGCCCTGATTGCTGAACACCAAGACATAGCCGACAAAATGACAGAGAACATTGCAGAAGCCGGTTGCCCTGTGGACATCGAAGAAGCCAAAGAACAAGCCGAAGGTGATTGTGTTGCAGAGCGTGAAGAAGCCCTTGCAAAACGACTAGCAGAACAAAGACACAAAAGGGCGAAGCTGGTAGATCCATTACAGTTTGAGATGTCTATTCTCGGACAAGATTTGGCTGGCTATACGCCATCGTTCGGCTGGGAGTCGAAACCGGTATCAAAAGAGCAAAGCACGCACTTGGAAAAAAGCGGGATCAACCCCGACGGGATCGATTGTGCCGGTAAAGCCCAAGCCGTACTGGACAAGTTAGACCAGCGGCGTAACGATGGACTGGCTACCCCTAAGCAGATTCGATTATTGGAGAGGTACAACTTTGCTTCTGTCGGTCAGTGGCAATTCGAGTCGGCCCGGAAAATGATTGTTCGCATTAGCGCAAGCGGTTGGCGTGTGCCAAGTACAATTAACCCATCGTCCTATAAACCGAAAGAGGGAGAAAACCAATGATGATAGCATTATTTATTTTCACGCTAATTGTATGGACTGCCGTCGTAATTTTCGCAACGATGGTATGGGTGGGTAGCAAGATGATATCCAGCATAGAAAACGACGAAACGAAACATCGGTTATGTGTTTACACCGCATATCAAACTGGATACGATGACGCAAAAATAAAGAAGGGTCCACGACCCCATGAAGCCGTGCTAAAAGTGTCAGGATGGAACACATGACCAACTACACCAAGACCGTTCTTGCGTCAGAACTTGATAATGTCCGTAGTGCAGGCATTGGTACCAGGAACGGCACACTTAATACTGCTGCGTTTACGCTCGGTCAATTATGCGCGATAGGAGAGATAGACAGGAACACCATAGAAACAGAACTCACCCGAGCCGCCGTAATAGCAGGACTTTCTGGCAGGGAAATTGCGACTACGCTCAAAAGCGGAATGGAATCGGGCTTACAGCAACCTTACGACATAAAAAAACAACATGGACGAGCTTACTCATGGGACGAGGAAGTTGAAATACATGGTCCTGCCCAAATAATAGACCCCGGCTTCGTGGAAGATCTCCCCGTAGAAGAACCAGACCACTGGGATCCTACGCGGGAACTGATTCAATACCTGGATACGTTATTTGAGGGGCATGAGTTTGTCAGTTACGTTGTAGATGCAGCCAAGCGTGACGACAAGTGGCTCCCGTCAAGTAAGGGTGTCTACACTCGCACAGCAGGCGAACTAATCCAAGCGTTGACGAATAGCGATGGAGACATAAAGAACGTTATTGGTGACTACAAAGAAGAAGCAGGGGTTTGGATCCGCCCGAATCCGATGGACGGCAAAGGTGTTGACAACATCAACGTTGCTGCATATAGGTACGCACTCGTGGAAGCCGATGATATATCTGTTGAGAGGCAAGCCGCCCTCTACAAAGAACTACGACTTCCAATTGCCACCCTTGTCCATTCAGGAAAAAAGAGTTTACATGCTATCGTTCGCATTGGAGCAACGACGCAACAAGAATATAGGGAGAGGGTCAATTATTTATTCGAGACGTGCAAGAGCAACGGGCTTCCCCTGGACGAACAAAACAAGAACCCTTCGCGGTTGTCTAGAATGCCAGGAGTCACACGTTCGGGTCAAAAGCAGTACCTCGTTGGGCTTAACGAAGGTAAAGAGTCCTGGGACGCATGGAAAGACTACATTGAAGAACTAGATGATTCCTTGCCTGATATCGAAAACCTTGCAGACGTGTTCGGAAATCTACCACCGCTCGCGCCAATCTTGATCGACGGCATATTGAGAAACGGGCATAAAATGCTGCTTGCAGGCCCGAGTAAGGCAGGCAAAAGTTTCATGTTGCTTCAACTGGCTATTGCTATTGCTGAAGGCAATAAATGGCTAGGGCGCAAATGCCAGCAAGGGCGTGTGCTATACATCAATCTGGAACTCGACCGAGCGTCGGCATTGCATAGAACACAATTCCTATACGAGAAACAAAACATCTCTAATCCGAACCTTAAAGACATTGATTTCTGGCACCTTCGCGGAAAAGCACAAGCCATGAACATACTTACTCCTCGCCTCATTCGTAGAGCAAGAGACAAAGAATACACAGCCATTATTTTGGATCCAATCTATAAGGTCATTACTGGCAGTGAAAATGAAGCGAGCGAAATGGCATCATTCTGCAATCAGTTCGACGCTATATGCACAGAATTGAGTGCAGCGTTCATTTACTGCCACCATCATAGCAAGGGTTCTCAGGGACAGAAGGCGAGTATGGACAGGGCGTCTGGTTCTGGAGTCTTTGCTCGAGATCCTGATGCTATGCTTGACCTGATTGAGGTCGAGATCACCAGCGAGATCCGAAAGACGCTATTGAATCAAGAAACTTGTCGCGCTGCTGCCGAATTCATGGACAAAAACGCGAAGGACTGGCGTTCCCTCATCGGACAAGATGACGCATTATCGTCTGTCAAGATAATGGAACAAGCCATAGGCTCGATACTTCCGGCATCGCTTCATAACGAATTTCTTACGGCGGTACAAATAGCTACAGAGGCCGCCAATACGTGGACAGGATGGCGTATCGAGCCTACGCTTCGGGAATTCGTAACATTCAAGCCTGTATCAGTTTGGTTCCAGTACCCTCTGCATAAAATAGACGAAGACGGAATTCTCGCGGACGCAAAAGCAGAAGGCGAAGATGGTCCCAATTCATCGAGTCAGCGATCTCAGGCTGCTAAGAGGAGCAAGAAGCGGGCAGATGATCACAAAGCAGCGATAGAAAAAGCATGGGAGACGCTTGGGGAAGATCAGCCTGCGCCACTGGGAGAGATTGCCGACCTACTTGGTACCAATATTAAGACAGTAACAGGTTGGGCACGCAAACATTTCACCGTTGACAAAAAAATAGTATACACAAAGCAGCAATGGCGCGAAAAAGGAACACACGATGCGTTCAAGAAGTGCGAGGGTGTGGATGGTACCGCAAGCCTAATAGACCTTGCTACAGAACTGGGCCTATCAACGAAGAGACTTGATTCTTCAAGCGGAGTCACAAAGCGATTTTGTGAAATTGGTTATGTACACGAGAACGGCGCAATCAGAAAGGCAAACGAAGATGCTTCGTAGCCACCAGTTCTTTATGCCAATGCAGCCACCCACTGCTACTGCTCAAATGAAACAGTATCGTCGCACGAAGACTGGCGTATCGGTGTACGAAAAGGAAGCGACGAAACAGGCACGATTACAAATACGAGCAGCGCTGGCACAACATCTGCCTGACAAGCCGTTCGGCAAGCCGTTGCGCGTTACTATCAAAATGTGCTTCGGGGGTGATATGCCCGGTATTTTTATCTGTATCGAAGAACTGCCATCCACAGAGGACGAATACGAATGGAAAACGACACGGCCTGATGTAGACAACAGCCCGAAACTTATCCTTGACGAAATGGCGAAATGCGGAATGTTCAAGAACGATGCGCATATTGCAAGCCTAGTGTCCGAAAAATTTGATGCAAAACCAACCAAGGAGCAGAATTATGAGTGAGTACGACGTAGAAGACAACAAAAGGACAGGGAAACCGTGGGTACCATACGAAGATGCCATTGTCAGGGCGGAATACTATAGTGCCTGTAAGGGAAAGAAGAAACCGCAACAATGCTGGGAATTGATAGCAGCTACAAAATTGCAGCGAAGCCCGCAAGGTATTAGGTCTCGAATGAGCAAACAGCTCCTGCCTGTAGATGAAGGCCGACCAACCTACGAGGAGGTAAAACAATCACGCGAAGCGGCATTCATAGACAGCCAAAAGCGTGACTTGCCGCACGAGCCACCCGCCCCGAAGCAAATGGCGATAAGTGATCAGACTCAAGTACAAGTTCTTTTGCAATTGATGCAGGCGATGAACAACGGCTTTGAGGAAATCAAAGAAGCGATAACGCGACTGAGTTCTATTGTTGAAGAGGCATGGACAGATAAGAAATAAACTGAAAAATTTAAGACGCGCAAATAACGAAAGGAACATCATGAGTAGAGGTTACTCTGCACTAGGTGTTTATTCACCCAAATACTCGCAAAATATCGGCGGTGTATTACGAGCCGCAGGCTGCTATGGTGCAGCTATGGTAGCAATCGAAAAACCACGCTGCCCTACGGATCCCGATATCGGAGGTGCAACAGACACTATGAAAAACTCCCGTCATATGCCTGTCCTTATTGGCCCGTTGCGCAATTTAGTTCCGCACAACTGCGTACCTGTCTGCATAGAGATAGGAGTTTCAGGAGCGATTCCTATATCACAGTATCGCCACCCGGAACGTGCATTTTACATCTTCGGGCCGGAGAATGGTAGCGTCCCTGCTGAGATCCAAAAATGGTGTGTTGAAACAATTTATGTACCGACGATTCGGTGCATGAATCTTGCCGCGACCGCGAACGTAATCCTGTTCCATCGTGCGTTACAGCGGGAAGAATGGCCCGCATAAACTATTGACCACAAAAAAGGAGCGTAAAATGAAAGACTCAAGAATGACAGCAAAAGCATTGGCGAATGTGCCAGAGAAGGGAGACTCAGATATGAAGACCTGGACACCAGAAGAAATGCTAGCAGAGAGGCCGTGTGGCGTGTCGAGCGCAAAAGAGTTGGCGGCGGAGTGGGTCAGCAGCGAAAATAGAAGCGCAAAAGCTGCGAAGGCGGCGAAGGCGGCGAGGGCGGCGGCATCGGCATCGGCGGCGGCGGCGACGGAGGTGCAGGCGGAGTGGGCGGCGGCAACGAGGGCGGCGGCGGCGTGGGAGTGGGCGATGATGGCGGAGGCTATGCTTATGTTTATTGCCATGACGGGAATAACTTTGCCTTAGCGCGTTTGCGAGAATGCGTCAGCGCAGCCTTTACTGTATCCAAGTCTTTTTCGCGTGGTCGTAGATAGTTCAACTTCTTCTTACTCAGTTCTTCCAGCGCGTACCGCCCAGACAATGTCTTGAATCGAGTCCACTGAAGAGAAGTCAATTTGTGTTTAACGCCTTGGTGCGTAATCACATTACTGGGTGGTAATGGTCGATATTGGTCCTCGAAATGATACTGGTTCCAATTCTGGATTAGCCTATCCATCTTTTTTTCAAGGCCTTTTGGAATAGTTTTCGTGTGCCGATACGGATTGGCGTAGCGAGATACGGCATTACCGCCCTTCGCTACCATACGCCCCCATATATTTACCTTCGGCGGTGCAGTGCTTTCGTCAGGCCATACTGTACGACGCATCCGTTTGGGGAAATCCATACCTCGGGTATCTGGGACATTCTCGTCAATGGAAGACGGGATAGCTTTAGCAATGTTCGGAACAAACGATCCAACCATGTTGGCCACAAATCGCCCTGCATTACCTGGCTCGTTTGGGTCAATAGAATCTATGGTGTCTTTTATACCTCGCAGAAATGGATGTTCAAGAAACGTCGCTGCGAAGTTTGCTACGACACTTGATGCAGCATCAACAGCGGACCTACCATCTTTTGCATCACGAAATGCTTCGAGTGCCGTTATGGTCAGAGATAACATAGAACCAAACGGCTCGATCTCCATGTAGCTCCAATATTCGTCTCCGATACGAACACTGTTTACTGGAATATCATAGGATTCCGTTCTATACCGAGCCGACCGTCCCCCTGGAGGATTTGCGCCCGTAAGCAATGGATAATCATCATCGTCACCAAGAAAGTATGCTGCTAACCCAGTAGCAAACGCAATAGCATATACCGACTCAGCCATATGCCGAACCCGAACATCACCCTTTGCGCCACTGTGGACGTCAACGGCGACAGCAACAGGAGCAAAGACGGCCTTACGCAACGCTGTACGGAATAGAGACATAGGAGTTCGTGCAAACGGGACAACCCACCGTCCTCCAGGTGTCTTGTCGCGTAATGCCATTGCTGCCTGTTCAACTTCGCCACCTATGTCTTGAAACATAAACCTAGTGGCATGAGCCATGGCTTGTTTCCAGGCATCGCTTCGTGGATCTTCAAGAAGCTCTGCAATACGCTCATCAATCTCGACACCAACTTTGCCCTCTGCTTTTGCTATTCGATACGCTTGTGCCGAAACCTCAATACGAGCAAATAACGTCTTGAGAAATTGATCTTCACCTCCAAGAAATCTCAGAGGCAAACGGATCATGCGTCCTATTCTGCCCTTAATAGCAGGACCATGGTGCGTGTCTGCCCAATTAGTCCCCCACTCGAAGCCACCGGCAGAATGTTGTCTTTGAACTACATCTGACTCTTCTATAGCTCCATCAATTGTGTTCTGGAAGACCTCTCGCCATGTGTCCATGGAAGTTAAACCGCGCAGAATATATCGAAATTCTCCAAACGACGCCGCGTCTGGATCCTTGAGCACTGTATTGATAGCCGATTCCATTCCTCGCTGAAAGGACAATTCCCATGCCCCGTTAGCAATACTTGATACGACATTCTTCGCATGTGTTGTTGGCCTTGACAGCATAGCCGCAAGCCGGAATTCGTGGAGCTTATCAAGAAACGTAGCACGATCTGTAGATATGTCTCTAAGGAATGCTAGAGCCTGGTATTCATCTTTAAGAATAGCAGCAAACCCCTCCTCCGAAAGATCCCATCCCTTACGCTTCACCCACTCTATGCGTTTGTTTACCTGTTCGACTTGCATCTTTCGTAAAGCACTGAGATGGATGCTTGCGGCTTTGCGTTCTTGTTTTGTTGCATTCTTATGTCGCAGCCGAGATTTCGCCTTTTCGATTCGCCGCTCTAGTGCTTTCCCTGGTGCATACAGATGTTCCAATAACGCCATCTTGCGCGTTTCAGGGTCATCAAAATTGCTTTCTTCTTGCATTTCGCGACCCTTACGTCCCCACACAGAAGCCGTTTCTCTGTATGCGTCAGCGAACTCCATGCCTTCAGTGGTATCACCATTCTCAATTCCCTGAAAAACTATCTCATTGAACAAGATCTTGGCAGCACGCCGCCAATTTTGGTCTTCTAGATCTTCGCCTGCAATCCCCTTCTCCATGATGTGTGCGATGACACCTTCACGGTCAACAGCAATCATTTCGCGAGCTGCCCGATCTGTTTCTTCGCGAGGAATATGTTCGGGCCTGCCAGCTTCGGTGCGAGCTTGGTCTAGGTTATCTATAGCGCGACGAGCTTCTTGGGTTGTCCCCGGATTTGCGAGGTCTGGCCTACCTTCGGGTGTTTCTCCTGCCGCAAACGTCTTTGCCGCCCTACGTGCTATTTCTGCATTGATCTGTTGCTTGAACTCATCGAGCGACTGCGGCTCACCAGCCGTGCTGAACAGCATGTCAGGGTCGGCTTGATCGAATGTGCCTTTGTTACCAGTCGCGGATTTGACTTGATTTGGATATAGAGCAACAATCTCTACAGCGGAGTCCCATATACGAGGGACGCCTTTTGGCTTAGAGTAAGTGTTCGCGCCGTGCAACCCCGTTTGCCTTACTCCCTCTAAAACGTCGAATATTTCCTTCTCTTGTGGCGCGTAATAGTCCCCATGACTGTCAAGAGCATCAAAGATAATTCCATCGTACCCATTGGTCTCTAGATATTCCCTTACGGCATTTCCGTCCTTTGTTGAGTCTACGAAATTTCTTCGCGTCACAAACGCTGGGTTTTTGATCGAAAGGAATACCGGAATAATCCTACTGTTTTCGCCTTGGCTATAGAACCCCGCCGTCTTGCTTGATGGGGTAAAAAAAGATCCCAGTCTCGTGGCTCCAGGGACGAGACGAGAATACTTTCTCTGGAACGTTGTTATGTCTTCTTTCGCGTCTGTTCCATGAAACACCATAAGCGGGGTGCCGCTTTCACCCACCACTTTACTCTTGCCAAACCATCGCTTAAATTCAGGCGTATTGGTAACCGTGCTGAACAGCATGTCATCGTCAATGTTTTCGAGCGATTGCTGGACGGGACGCTGTGCTGCTGTAGGCTTACGAGATGTGCGCTTCTTCGGCTCTGGCGCGTCCAGGAACATGTCCATCTGCTCGCGGTCGCCAGCCAACGCCCTGTACATGGCGTCTACCTGCTCAGTAGCCACTGGTTCACCACGGTTCGCAGCAGTAGCAACCTGACGTTGATAAAGGGTTAGTGCTCGCTTCGGGTCTCCGCCAGCTCGCTTGAGTAGCAAGTCAACCTCACCCTGATCGGCGGTGGAGAATTGGATGTCTACATCATCCCCATATACTTGTTCGGCAAGGTCCGGGAATTGCGCCCAATCGCGCCACCGCTGTGACTCAAACTCTAGCTCTTTTAGGACTTTGGCTATAGCCGCTGGGTCTTTAACCTTGATGTCGATTCCAAATTCTGATGCTACTTCCGGGTCGATGTTCTTGACACGAAGAGCGCGTATTTTTGCGTGAAGTTCTCGTATCAGCCTAGAGGCTTTTTTTGCTGCCGCCTTAAAATCAGGCGCGTCAAATATCTCATCACCGAACAGAGTGGTTTGCGACGACTGTGCAGCATGTGCCCTTAGCGCATTCATCGTTGTGACGATTTTATCTGCGCTTTCGTCTGGGTGTTCCTGGACGTATTGGACGCCAAGGGCTTGAAGGGCGGGATTATCTTTCCCTACTCGGGCAATGGCTTCGACTTTCTTGTCGTTCCATGTGCCTCCTGGCGGTTCGTTTTTATAGAGGGTATAGAGATTATCGGAGGCGTTTTTGCCAATAGAGAATCCCTGTCGCGCCTTATCGCCGCGTAAGAGGCTTCTCTTTTTCGCCTCTGACTCGGAGAATCTCGTAAGTCTAAAGTATTGCGCATGGTCAAATGTGCTCCCTTGGCCGTCCCGGATGTTAGCTTCTGCATCTAGAATCTCGCCATCTTGCTTTGTGAAACCATCTTTCTCGAAAAGAACCTGAACAGGAACAGTTGTTTCGCCAGACCGCTTTGCTAGATCTAGGCGATGTCTACCAGTAATGACATGGCGTTTCCCGTCAAGGCGTTCCCATACCAGAATAGGCTGAGCTGGTGTCCTCTCATATGTCCCTTGTAGCTTTTCTACAACTCCAGTCTTAGGATCTGAGCCGTGTTTGAACTGCTGGATACCATCAGGATGCGACACGTTGATATCCACAATAGATGCTTCTTCTACATGTACATCTTTGAGTACTGATGTGCCCCCAGCCTGAGACAATTCAGGGGCCGCTTGCTCTTGCTCTGCTACCGGCTCCGGCTGTGCTTCCCATTTATCTATTTGTGCATCTAATGATTTAATATCTTCCTTGGAAAACTCGTTAGTCTCTGGGTCTAGCTGGAGATTGAACTTCTCGCCGTCTTCTCTCTCTGACCATCGATCCCCGTAGTCGTGATCGGAAATTCTCACTTCACCTATAATGTCATCCCCTGACCAGACAGAGACATACCTACTATTGTTGTTCCCTTTGTCGGAAGAACCTTCTGCCGTAAGAGATGAAAGTGAGTTATTGATCTTGTCTACTAACTTGTCTTCTTGTTTGTCAAAGA